TTTGTTTAGAAATTGTATGTTAACTTTGTTGGTCATATTTTGTTCTTGAGTTATCTCTAATTTTTCTGTTGACTTATATAAGTCTTCTATCAACATAAATTGTTCCTGATCGGTCGGTAACTGCTCACTTTTTTTAAGTAAATCAGCTTGAAACAATTCTCTTGATGTCTCAAGGCTTGTTAGTCTAGATGTAATCTCTGTGTAGGCCAGCACTCCTGAAATTACGCCAGCGATAATCATGAGCATGTTCTTGACCGGCATGCTAACTGATGTGTTTTCTGATATCTTCATGTGCTTACTTTTTTACCTTTATTAATACCTTTTTTAATTATATAATCTTGCGTTCCATTAGCACCTGTTTCAACTTCTTTTTTAAGGCTTCTAAATAAATTCATCTCAGTAATTTTTTTGTATTTATCTTTTAAAAAACTTTCTATGGATTTAGTATCTCTCATTGTTTATGTACGCCCGTATCCTTTTTAAATTTTTTGTTATTTTTCTTTTTTTCAATAGCTTCCATTTTAGCTTTTAATTTGTCTTGTTTATCTAAAGCTTTAGTCATTTCTTTTTGTGCTTTTAGATCTGCTTTTTCTCTGTCTTTTACACGTTTCATATAAGTATTATAATCTGGTCTTTCATGACCGTATTTAGACCACAATGCCATAGCTTCTTTACCTATCTTACCGTCAATTGGACAGACAGTGCCTGCAGAAATCATGGATTCAAAGACACGTTCATCCTGGCAGAGGATGGCCACGGCTGCTACACGCATGCCAAAGTCATTAAGTATTCTTGCTAACTTTAATCGTTCACAATTTTTATCAATAAAATGTTTTCCACCACTTATACCAACGCCAAATGTTTGCACACCAATTGATGCACCTGTGCTACATACATCCTGTGTCATAGAATTATAAGATGGTGCTGACGCTGTCGGTGGTGCTGATTTTATATTAGAATTAGATGTTGAATTAGTTGTTGTATTAGATGATGATCCTGTAGCGTAAGTTGTAGCTCCCCCTGTATATCCTCCTTCAATACTTGTGTTACTCCCGCTAATATTTGTTTGTGATTCTGCTGAATGTGCTGGTCCACCAAATAGGGCTAACATGGTTAGCATAAATATTAACAGAGCTGTAAATCTGTAATCCATGCGTAGGCCTTCCATTACTTTAAATATAATATTGCTATTGCCGCAATTACACAACATCTATAAGTAAAAATTGTTTTATTAGAGCTTATATAAATCAATTTAATTTTATCAATTATTTTATCAATCATGTTTTTTTTCCTCAATCTCATAGAAGAACTTATCAGTATCTTCTGTTTTCCAGTTGCCTGAGTCCTCTACATTCCATTCATTTGTTTGAACTTTCCAGTCAGGAATATTGTCCTTAACTGTAAACGAAGGTAGATCCCAAATTATTCTATTGTTTGGCTGAGCCGCATAGTTGCCGTCTTCTAACGCAATTATGTGAGCGCACTTATGTTCGTGCGGTATTTCCGAATGATCGGTATCAAGTATATTAGTCTCTGGATGAGCAAAGTCAATAGTAAATAAGTATTTACCGTGGTGCCATTTCTTATCTTTACCTATGTATTTACCTGATGCTGCACTTAAAAGATCAAATACAATAACAGCAGGATAATAGCTAAAACTATTCCAAAGCTGAAGTTCATCAAGTCTTTTGGTTGGAACAGCTTCCGGTTTAAAACCACGTTGAATAAAAGCCGTAATTGGTAAGCGATAAAATATTGCGCCGTTTTCCATGATAGCATGCCATAAAATAGCCCTACCACCCATGCATGTGATCCCAAAGATAATGCAGTCCTCAACTTCTCCGTGATGTTTTTTACAGTCATATAAATATTCTCTCCTTATTTGTGCGTAGGTTGCTGGTATGTTTGCGTTTAAGTAAGCCATAATAATTATCCTTTTATTTCTCCCCAACTATTTCCATGTTCATAATCAACTTTATTGGGAACTTTTAATGTAACAGCTTTTTCCATTATTTCAATTATTTGCTCGGCTTGTTTTTTGTCTACAACAGAAATATCTAATTCATCATGTATTTGTATGTGTGGCACAATACCCTCTTTGTATAAATCTAGCATAGCTTTTTTTGTCATGTCCGCTGCTGACCCTTGTATTAATTTATTTAACGCTTTGTAAGTATACGCCCTTCTAACTTTCGGTCTAATATTACTTTTAATTTGTTCTAATGTAATTTCGCCCATTTCAAGTTTATATTTGTTTCTTACTTTTTCTGTTTCAAATTGTTTAATTATAGATTTTTCTATTGCTTCCGCTTTGGTCATTGGAGGACTAAGAACCCCAGGAGTGTATTCATTTAATTCCCATTTATCAAATCTACACCTTCGTTTTAACAAAGTAGTAATATAACCAGAAGCTGCTGAGTCTTTTGCAGTGTTGCTCATTAGATTTTTAACAAAAGGAACATGGTCGTGGTATTTATTAAATAATGTTTCAGCTTCATCTTTAGTTACACCTAATTCAGCCTGTAGTTTTGCTTTACCCATACCATAAAATAATCCAAGATTAATAGTTTTAGCTTGCGTTCTAGAAATATCTGCCATGTCTGCTACAGTTTGATGAAAATCAAATGCTTTTCCTTTATCCTCATCAAAATTATGAAATTCATCAACAATATTTTTTACTTCTTTTGAATTACGAAGACCTTGACTTGAGGCCGCATAGTGTACAACTAACCTTGGTTCTTGTTGTGAGTAATCAAAACATCCCCACGTACAATTCTCTTCTGGAATAAATAAAGATCTAATCATAGGTCCTAGCTGCTTGTTTCTTGCTGGAATCTGCTGTAAATTAGGATTTGAGTATGAGAATCTACCCGTAACTGTGCCTCCACCCTCGCCTCGAATAGGGTTTATATCTGCATGTATCCTGCCCTTGTATTCATGTCTTATAATTGTATCAATAAATGTTGTATGTGACTTGTTTATCTCTCTAGCTTTTGCTATACATTGCACCATAGGATGTTCATGAGTAGAAAGAAAATTTTTAGTAAAAGAAGGTGCATTTGATTTTAAAGTTCTTTCATAAGGTAAATCTAATTTATCAAAAACTTTGGCAATGCTTCGTGCTGCCCATATTTGAGGTTCTATTCCTGTTTCTTTTTTTATTTTTAGGAGTAATATTTCTTCTTCTGATGCTAGCTGTTTCTTTATTGTATGAGCTCTTTGAACGTCCACTCGAACGCCCTTAACTTTCATATCTATTAAACATGGGAATAACTGTGTCTCAAGATCAAACACTTGTGTAAGGTCTTGTTTTTTTATTTCTTTAGATAACTTTTTAAATAATTTTAAAGTTAATTCAGCATCTTGTTCTGCATAAGAACCAACGTCCATATCAGGTAGTTTCCACATCTCAGCTTTAGGATCTACTCCAGCTTTATGTGCAGCGTCTCTTAATGCTGTTTCATCTTTAACTTCACCTAAATATTCATAAGAAGCGCTATTTAAAGAATAAGAAAATTTATTTTCATCAACCAATGCAGCCATAACCATTGTATCTATAATGTGTCCATTAAATTTAACTCCATATGCTCGTAACCAACAGACATCATACATAGCGTTGTGAAATATTTTAGGAACAGGCAATGCACAAACATCTTTAATCCAGCTCATAACACTAAGTTCGTCCCAATGATTTTGTTTTAAATGTCCAAAAGAATAATATCCAGACCATCCTTCTACAGCTACAGCTATTCCTACAATTTCACCCTCTCCAATTAATGCGCCAGAGCCTCGTGTTTTTAACGTTGGGTCTCTAGTCTCTAAGTCAATTGCTATGTATTTATGGTCTTTTAAATCTGGAAAAGAAGTAGGACTGTTCCATTCTGTTTGAGCTTTTGGCATTATTTGTAATCCCTTTCAATTATCATTTCTATAAAGTGTATTGCTTTTTCAAGATCTTGTTTCTTTCCTTTGTCTCTATGTCTTATGATGTACTTTATAGCACACCCTTCTGGGTAAAGCAATTCGTTCTCAATTACAAACTTGCTTGGTTGTATTTTATATTTTTGGTAATGGTTTCCACCTATTTGTTTATCATATGTTTTCATAATACTATCCATATCCATGCCGAAGTCATGATTGTTAAAAATAATAAATCCATTGCTGCTGGGCTCATATTATTTGTTCTCCTATTTTATAATAATTCGCTGTCAGTGGAGCTAAGATATATAATCTCTGCATTGCTCTTGTTACACCAACAAAAAATAATCTATGTGAAGTGTCCGGATCTTCTAATGCTTTTTGTGATAACATTTCTGATTGTTTTTCTGTACCATAATCCATGCATAGAATAATGTTTTCTCTTTCTCTACCTTTTGCACCATGTATCGTGGACAATTCTATTCTTGGATCTGTTGATAAATCATCTCCACTTTTTATAATACTTTTTATATATTTTTTAACATCGTCATCAAAATTAAGCTGTTGCCAATCACCCTCAATTAATAATCCATGATCCTTTTTTAAAACATCTAATGAAACTAGTTCATCGCCCTTTAGTGTTTTACCACTAGAATAGCCATATTTTATATGTCCTTTATTGTAATTTAAATATTCCCATATTTTTTTAGCATCATCAATGTTTACTAGTTCACCTTGATTTAATTTAATCCAAGTTCTATATGCTTCTAATGTTTTTTGTGGCAAAATAGTATTTCCTTTACCAAAAATTCTTAATCCTTCTCTATAAAAATGTTCTGCAAATTCTTTTAACAATTTATTTGTTGTTGCTAAAACCATCCACTCTCCTTTACTAAAATTTATTTCTTCTAAAAAACAATTTTCTATAAACTCTCCTACTTGGTCCTTAGCATACCATTTTTTATCAACTCTTTTAGTTATGTGAGGTAGTATTTTTAATGCCTGTCTATGAACTGCTCTTGGTACCCTATAAGATTGTTCTTGATCGTCTCTTTCTCCTTCTAAATCTATAAAAGTATTAGATTCTGCACCTTGAAATTTAAAAATTGTTTGATCGTCATCCCCCGCAATGTAGGATCGTTTACAGAGAGCTTCTATGTAAAAAAACATTCTCCATTGTGAGGGATTTAGATCTTGGGCTTCATCAAGAAAAATAGCATCGAGAGCAAGATGCTTTTCTTCATCAACAAATAATTTAATCATGTCAGAAAATTCATACATAGTTGTTTTTCCTTTGTAATATTCAATATCTCGTTCTAATTGTTTAACAAAAAATATATCTACCGCACCCTCATGATACCTTAAATCGATACAAGCTTTTTCTAAAGTTATTAACTTAGCTCTAGAATAATTTATAACTTGCAAATTTCTATCTTGATTTATAGTGGCTCCATGTTCATTTATGTATGAGTCAAAATTTATGCCTGAGTAAACAGGATAAACGTTTTTAAACTGTTTCCATTTAATCCCTGTAAGAACTTGTTTTCTTGAAATAGCTAATTCTCTAGTACCCATTGCATGTAAAGTAGATATATATAAAAGTTCTACTCCAGGAAATACATCTTGAACTTTTTTTGATCCATCTAAAGCTGCAGCCTTAGTAAAAGTAACATAAGCTATTCTTTTTGGATCTGTGTGCAAGTTATTAATCTCTTCATTTAAATAATGATGCACTAGTCTATGTGTTTTACCTGTACCAGGAGGCCCCATTATTTTTTTTCTAATTACTGCCATGGTTCACTTTCCATTTCATATTTTTTTGTGCTTGGTTTATCTAGCATAAGGTGTTTCATTTCTAAAACCCTATGTGTTTTACCATCTATTTTTGGAGTAGATTCTTTTGCAAGAAATAAATCTTGCAACATTCTCATAGTTTTTTGTTTAGGGTAAGTTTTATCAGCCCAAGATTTAGTTCTTAATAAATATTTCCAAAAATTAGCAAACTTAAACATAGTAACACCATTTTTATCAGTGAAAGCTACACCTCTTAAAATGTCATCTTTATCTCTACCTGGAGTTCTATTAATATAATCAGCTAAAATTTCAGTTAATTGCACACTAATTTTAGAAGAGTCTGGTGCAGTTATTGTTTTACATACTGCCATTAATTTTATTAATCCTTTTCTCCACGCATGTTTAGGAATTGGCATTAAAGGTTTTCCAATTTGTTCCATACATGCTACAGAAAATTTTTCTGCATCATGAAGTGTTGCACCATCTACTTCAACAGTGGTCCCATCTAATGAAACAAACCAAATTGGAGGTTCTGATTCATATTTTCTTATTTCTGTAATTTCAGGTGTTGGACCATCATCACCAATACCAAATTCTTTTAATGCACATTTTTTAGCATCACAAAAACTACATATAGGTTCATCTTTACATTTATATTGATAGTCTTTACTGGTTAACGATTTTTTTAAAACATTTATTTCATTAGCACCTAAAGGTGGCTGCATAAATTTTGAATCATATATGTGCATATGACCTTGCCACTCATCATTTTCTGGGTATCTTTTTTTAAGATAAACACCAACATTGTACATACAATTATTTCTTTGACCATTTGGTACACCATCACTTAATAATGTAACAAGACATGGAGACATACCTTTAAAAAAATCATTCTCTTCTGTTTTATTAGATATAGTAAAATTTGTTAATTCTTCTTCTGTCATTGCCATTTCATTATGATAATCAAAAAATTCTTCTAAAGACATTTTAATTCCTTTAGAATTAAAAGCATATCTTACAGAATTTTTAGAATCGTAATAAGGTAAATTTAAAAAACTACCTGTGTCACCTCTAGCTACATTAATATAATCTTGTTTAGGATATATTTCTGCTCTCGCGTGACCTATTGAAGATGCAATCATTTTTAATTTTGTTCGCATAACTATCGCCGGAACAAATGTTTTGGTAAACATAAAAATATGTGCTCCTCCAGATTTAGAACGAAACACTATGGCTTTAACTTTTTTTTCTTGAAGTTTTTTAACAAATGCTTGGTGATCGACAGGATATATATCCACATCAATACATCCCCATTTTAATTTGTTTTCTTGATTGATTGGAATTATTCCTAAACCAGGATCTTTTCCGTCTAAATGATCTTGCCACAGTTTTTCTAGTGGTGGTTTATGTATTGTAAAAGAGGTAGTTTTATTTTTACCCTTTTCATTAATCTCACTACTTTTTTTAGTGATACCATGGGCGGTGTCTAAACCCTCAAATATATATATAAATTTATTTAACTCTTTCATATTGCTCTCTGATTAAACATAGGCGGCCTACGTCTCCATCGACCGCCTACTATTTACACTATTTGCTAGCTAAACTAGTGTAAAATTTTTTTGCACGTTCGTACAAAGCTGTGTCTTCAACCTTACCAATTTTGGCAACGTTGTAGCCATACCATTGATTGCCTTTACCAGAATTTAAAACTGAACTTAGTTTATAATTATGGCTATAACAAGCCGGATTGTATGCGCCGTTTTTACCTTCAAAAGTAATAGACAACATCATAGAGTTCCATCCTCTGCTTATTTTACCTTGAGATGAACTCATAGATATCAAAGCCTGTTCAATAGAATCTTCATCGACAATTAACACATAGTGTTGACCAACAGTTAGAATGTAATTACCATTATCTAATCTGTCTTTACCGGAAGTGTCTTTGGTTGTTTTTGATAAAATATCAGACTCAGCTGTATAAATGTTTTCTGGTCTATTAGAACCAGTTCCAAAATCAGCCCACTCTTGATATTCTAATTTATAATGACAAGGAATAACATTTATTCCTTCTGCTCCATTGTATAGTTTTTTTGTAACTATATTTAAGAACATTCCAGGTTCAGCACCTTCAACATAATTTTGATTACGTTTTTGCGCTTCTCCAGAACCATTTTGTAAAAGTTTTAAAATAGGTAAAGCCAAACTAGTTGTCTTTACATTTTCAAAACCTGCTGCAGCATCTTCTTCAAATAATATTGATGAAGGTAATCCTGCTTCTTCTTTTGTTGCTACTTGTTTCTCGTCACTCATATCTATCTCCTAGTTATTTTTGTACTGTTACCTGCGTAAGTTTTAATTATGTCAGAGGGCATCTCTTGTCCAGATTCGAGACGCTCCCTAACTACTGCTTTAAGTGTCATGGGATGAACGCCAACTTTCTGGACGGGTTCAAACCCTTGACCTTGTGCAAGGGTTGCGTATTCGCTCGCCTTGTTGTCTTCGCCCTGACCAAAGGTAACGGTAATATCATTTTTAATAATATCACCAAGGTCATTGTTTCGAAGCCATGTAAAAGCTGCCTCTTGATGTTGTGGAGGTATAGATGCGCCATAGATTTTTTTAATCTCTACAGACTCACCATCTTTCAACTTTAATTTTGTAATATGCATTTCTTCCATCATCTTTGGTATCTCAAACTGCGATAATGTTTTTGCTTTTTCTTTTAACTTAGAAACACTTTCTTCAGCGTTTTCAATTTCGTCTTCTAAGTTTTTTAATTCTATAACTTTATCTGATAACGATTTTGCAGAATCTGCTTGTGTTATCGATTGTACTCTATCTTCTTCATAATTTATCTTGCTCATCTATTTCTCCTCTTTCATGTATGTTAAATGGACTAGGGTAATAAATTTTTTCCTGCCTATCCCATGTTAACGTATTATACTTTCCATTATTAATATCGCAAACAA